CACATTTGTAACCTTCCGGTCTCCAGTGTGTCTTTCCACACCGCCAACGGGCGTTAGCCCGCAGTTCCCAGCGTCATCACGACGTTAAGAATGTGTAGATCGAGATTCGTTTGCAGCCTTGGGTCCCCGGCAAATAATTTTCCGGTACACCCTCCGAAGTGAAGCGGTACCCCTTTGCCTCATAAAGGCTAGGGGCCATATCAGGGTCTTGATTAACCAGCCAAGACCTGAACCTCTTCTCTTCGTCCAACAGGGTCCGCACATCGCAACCCGAAACACTCTCCCGAGTGTATATCGAGTAGGATGGTAAAATCCTGTCGCCTGGCAAGCGGCGTTTGAAGTTCCGCTTTTTATAACACCAGGTATCAAAGACTGCACCTCCATAACCCTTGCTAAGGTGGTTAGCCTTTCGCACGGGCTTCCAGTCGTAGCCGATAAGCACCCCATCCCCGAATCCATCGGGGCCGAGGAGTGCAATCTCGTCTGCTATGTGCTTACGCACAGCGGAAGCCAAGCCATGCTCTAGATTCCTCATGTAAAAATTGTGGAGTCTAAAGGCATCATGGCCCGTGAGAGGTCCCGTTATGTAACACGGGCGAACATCGATTCCCGATAAGTAATCCCCGCCGCAAGATTCACGGAAGGGTCCTTCGAAGAAGCTTTTCTCTTCATTAACCGTAAAACCGGTGGCATGAAGAACGGACATCACCTTGCCGACCTTTTCGGTAGGACAGATGATGTCGTCCCCATATACTGATACGATATCATTATCGTCACAGCAGGCCCGAGTTAGGGCCCAAAATATGAGGGACTCCAAAGGGAAAGTAAAACCATTTCCCATGGAGGAAAACTTCTGAAGGCGCGTCACCAACCCCCCTTTCTCAACCACAACCCCGGTACGAAACCGGAGAAGGAGGTCAAACCAGGGTGTCGGTAGCAGGTGCTCCACCAGTTTCATGGAGATGCTGTCCGACGCACTACTTAGGTCCAGGGTTGCTAAAGCCCCGGTAATCGACCCACGACGGGCCAGTCTTTTGTTACGGGACTGGTCCTGCAGGTCGACACCAAAACGCTTCAACCTACGAGCTATGTAGTCTCCAATGCCAAGTTGGCAAATGGAGTTGAGCCAAGGCTCTACCATTATAGCGCGATCAGTCTTAGCGTTCTTCGGTACGAACTCTAGCTTACCGTGATCGATTTTCACGACGACGGTATGCTCCGGCTCAACCTTTTCACCGACGGTGGTACGCGGGCTTGTTAGGCCGCGCGCCCTAAGGTCTTCCGTCACACGACGGCAAGATTCTTCGTAACCGACCAAGGATTTGCTTTCCTTGGAAAGGTCAGACCAGTCGAACTCCGTTTCAGGAGGAAAGGTATAAGCAGGGATCTCCTCTAGTACTTCATTGACCAGAGGGATCAGATCTTCGCTACAACAAGCCTGCTGCGAAAGCTTCATCTTCGCACAGGCCTTGCGTTTTGCCACTTGCGTGGTTGCCCCTGGTCCGAAACGTAGGTGTAGGTCCGGGATCAACGGCACGGGTCCGAGCACCTGGTCGATTTTCCGCTGAGCAGCATGAAGTGCTGACTCAACGTGCGGGAGGAATTGAAACCTCCCGCAAGACCAAGCTCGGAACATGTGGTTGATGTCCCGGCACCTCCGTTCAGACTCCATGAACTTGTCACGTGCCACCCCTCTTTTGTCAATCCCGAGGTCCAGGTCGCTTCGCTTCTTGTAGAAGGCGAGGACTTGCCCAAGATGAATAACATCGAGTGGTGGTAATCGTGTAAAATCAAGTTCAAGGTTGCACAGATAATGATAATCACCCGCCATAACAGCGCGTTGTATATCATTCCTGATTGCCTCGCTAGCAGGGTTGCAAACCCTCTCGAGGTGCAACAGGGCGAGTTCCCGAAGGATCTCATTACTGGCCTCCGTTTTTAGAGGACCATCCCACGAGTTGATTAAGCTCATACTATTCCTTTATCGGAAAATGGTGGAGTGGCAGACCCGAATTAGGTCGGCATCACTTGTTGGACATAGGCCTCGTCAAAAACGCCCGACGTCGCAGCCGCCACCGTAGTCGAAACATTGTTAGACAGGTTCGTAAGAATCTGCTTGGCAATACGACGGCTGGTGATGGTGGATCGGGGGTGCGCGTACGAGACTTCCTCGTACGCATCCTCGAAAGCGACTTTGGGAGCAGCGGTGTAACCCGCCGCGTTTTGGCCAGAAACGGATTCCATGACGGGAACCGTCACGCGAGTACGCGTCTCCACTACCCCGGACTTGAGAGTCCTTTGTTTCATCTCCACGCGAACCTGCGCCTCCGTTGGGAGGGAGGAGATCTGCTCGCGCCAAAGCGCAGAGATCAAGCCGCCCTCTTTCGAGACGGACACAGGGACGAGGGTATGAGACACAGGGGTTGCGGCGCCGTCAAAGACGACAATATTGGCAACATTTGCCATTTGGG